AGATTCATATGTAATATCTAATTTTATTTTTTTATTTTTTTTAGGTGGTTCATTTTTAATTATCTTTTTAAAAGATGTTATCTTAGTTGGTTTTTTTATTTTTTTATCAAGACTTTTTACCATAGAAGTAATTTTACGTTTTTTAACTTTTACTACTTTAGTCGTTTTTTTATTTGCGACTTTACTTTTTTTTGTTTGTTTCATTCAAGTAATAATATCAAACGTTATCGGTTTCTTCTTCTTTTACCTTTTTATTTAAAGATTCGATTATTTGTTTTAAATCAGAAAAAAGAAAACCAACGTCGTCATCTTTTTCAAAGATACCACGGTTATCAACGTCTTTCAATTTATTAAAAGTATTTTCTACAGATTTTTTAAAGTTTATTATCCAGTCTTCTAAGATATCAACCTGGCTAAATAACTTTTTTAGTGTGATTAATAAAAACACATTAACCGATACTGATGCAAACAGTAATATTAATAACAAAATTTCAATCATTGTCTGTAGGTAGTTCTTCGTCCACTTCCACAAATTCCGAAATATAATCTAAAGCGTCATTCAAGGTTTTCCAACACGATTCGTCGTATGATCTTTTGATCAATTTATACAATTCTTTAAGTTCAGTTTCATCCATACTTATAAGTACATATATATGAACCGACTACAAAATTATAAAAGATTATAAAAGAATTATTTTAATTGTTAAAAACTAAACATTCCTCTTACTCCCGTTTTGCCTTTTCGCTCGACTATTTTCTCCACTATCTTTTCAACCTCAACAGGCTTCTCAACAATTTTCTCAACTTCAACTGGTTTTTCAATAATTTTCTCCACTATCTTTTCAACCTCAACAGGCTTCTCAACAATTTTTTCTACTATGGTTTGAGTTGGTGGAATTGGATCAACGTTAGATTCATCAGTAGGCTTTTCTTGTTTTTTATACAATTCGTAATTTTTGTCATCTTCCGAATAAATTTTATTCGTGCTTATATTATATGCCAATAATAGTACAACGGCGAGTGGATCGAATACTGTAATAAGTACCACAATAAACCATTTCACTACGTTTTGAATAGTTGTACTAAATTGATCCGCTACGAATTTAAAGGTTGTAATGTCTTTTTTCTGACTATTATCCACTTTCAACTTGAAAATATCATCGTCTATAGATGTAGATTTAGCACTATAGGTTTTAATTTTGTCATTTTCGTTTTCTAACTGTTTGTTAAGATCTGTGATTTGATCGTTAATTTGATTTTGAATATTTTGTAGTTGAATTGGATTACGAGCGATTAATGCGTTTGTAAGTACTTCATTCAATCTATTTTCTTGACTATTTCTTAACACATAGAGTTTTTCTATAGATTTTTTTGTAGATTCAATTTTATTAATCTCTTCTTTTTTTTGAGACTCTAATGTAGAAATTTTATTCAATGATAATTCGGTTTCCAAAGATGATTTTTGAAAAGCCGCTGTTAAAAATCCAAATACGCCCAATGATGTTATAGCCATCAATGCGAATACTGCGATTATCATATATGTCTTCATTAGAAAATTGACTTTATTCCAGTATCTAAATAACCAACTAGTTGTTACCAACTTGCCGAGTTCTAAAGATCCAGCCATAATCATAGCTGCGATGGTTGCACCTGAAAATAACAATCCAATACCATATACACTGAAATACGCAGCGCATCCTGCAATTAAAAAAGATGTTGCTATTACCAAATGATGAAATTTTATCATATCTATAAATAGATAGAAATAAAAAACCCCGCCAATTTAATGGCGGGGTTTAATATAACCTTGATTGAATATTAATCAATCTTTACCTTCTTGGTTTCAGGAATTGTTGGTTTGACCTTTGATAAAGTCACCCTCAACAACCCATTTTCAAACTTTGCACTGGGATTATTTCTATCTATTTGATCTCCCAAAGTAAAACTTCGTTTAAAGCTACTATGTTTCAATTCCCTACGAATATACTTTCCAGTTGATTCTCTACCATCAACATTTTTAATCTTTTGACCACTAATGGTAAGCACGTTCTCTTGTACATCCACAGATACTTCATCTTTGGATAGACCAGGAATTTCAGCTAGAATTTCTACACGGTCATTGTAATCAACAACATCTACACGGGGATAACTTTGTTTTTCAAAAAAACCAACACCTAACTCTTTATTTAGTTCTGGGAAATGTGCCGCAAATACTTCATCGAATACGCGGTCAAATGGTGTTAAAAACTCATCACGATCAATGTGTCGCAATGCAAACGGACTATATTTAATTACTGACATATATTTACCTTTCTTTTAATAATTCTATTGAACTTATTAACCTAATAGCCTCACTCGAGCACTATAGTGAATAACACATCTGTGTCATTCAAGAATATATATAACATAAATTCGGAAAAACGTCAATATTTTTTATCCAACCGACGAAACTCCGCCTGTTTGACACAAATTAATGTAACTTTCAGCGTCTATATTATTATTGTTTTTTCTTAAGAACAATATATAAAAATTTGCACTTCCTAATATGGAATTGGTTGTTACAACTGTATAAGTGCCTGAAAATTGACCTGATGTGCCTGGTGTACACACATATTCTTGTCCACCTGCAGTATCCAAAATCCAATTTATACTAACTGAATAACCGTCTTGTGTTATACTTGTTGGTAATGTACATCCTGAATTTGGCAAAGCATTAACAACTGCTTTGGCAAAAGTTTTATCAGCGGATGTACCAGTTTTATATGCAATTGTTACCACCGTTCTAAGTTTTATTTGCGTCCAACTTTCAAACATACTAGAATTATAACTTATACATCCTAAATTACTTGTTACAGGCGTAACTACAGGAGGTATTACAGTAGTAACAACTTCTTTTTTACATTTATTTTTATCTGATAAAAATCTAATTGTAATATTTTTAGATGTCTCGGTATATTCTGGTGGAAGAGTAGCTACAGCTTGATTTTTTATATCAATACTTGATGGTTGGTTTGAATTTGAATAATTTATAATTCCAACTCCTATACTTATTTTTTTAGATTTATATGGTTCGATAGAAATGGGAGATTGAGGATCAATTGTAACAGGCGATAACAAAGAATTTAATACACTACCATCGTTATTGGTCCAATTTTGATTCAAAGTAATTGTCATTGAATCGGGATTGTTATTTATAATTATAAAACTTCCCGTGTGTTTTATCTGTGTCAAAAGTGTAGGATCACATATTTGTGGAGATGTAGATGTTCCACAATTACAATTTATAGAATTTTCCCCACCAGAAATACCGATATCTTGTGGCCAATTTGGATTTTTTAGTGTAGTAACAACACAGCTGTTTTTATCGGATGAAAAATAAAACGTATTTTGAGAAATCGGATTAATATAATAATCTGAATCTGTAGTTGCTGTAACTGGACAAGTTAAATATATACTAGCCGGTTGAGATGGATTATTATAATTGTTTTTTCCAAATGACACTGATATTTTCTTGCTTTCGTTTGGTTGTAGTACGATAGGCGAATCAGGATTCATTTCTACAGGAGTAAGTAAAGAATCTATAGCAGTTCCATTTTGATTTTTCCAATTATTTTTATCAAATGTAAATGTAATTGGTTTGATGGAAGAATTATTTGTTATTGTAAAACTACCACTGTGTCTCACTTGAATTGTAGAAGAGGGATTTGATATAATCTGAGCAGAATTTGGATTTGAATTGCAAGATAACTGATCTATTCCCACAGCTTGCCAAAAATTTGGAGTACTCCATGTTTGTTTAATAGGCAAACTTATATTACATGAATTTTTATCAAAATTAGCTATAATTTCACAATTTTGCGATTGTGGAGAATATCCCAGTGGTAAGGTTAGATTAACCGAACCTTTAGCCGTAAAAGTTTTTGGTTGAAGTGTATTTTCATAGTTAGACAGCCCAAAGCCAATGCTAATTTTACGTATACTGTTAGCTGAAATGGAAAACATGCCAGTTGGAGTAAAATCAACTGTACTAATTAATGAATTTAAAGGTGTTCCATCTAAGTTAGTCCAAGTTGGACTAATGGTAGCTAACATTTCCGCATTGTTATTATTCGTGATTATGAAGCTACCACTATGTTTTATTTGCGTGGTAGAAGTTGGATTACATACTGGTTGAGTATAACCATCGCCGCAATCTAAATAACCGCATCTTGGGCCTGTAAATGAAATATTTGTTGGAAAATTTCCAACTGTTGTCGGCGTTGGCGGTGGTGTACAAGATGATGCGTTTGAATCTTGAGTGCCTAAAATATAAAGTGTAATTTGACCAAATGTAGATGTATTTTCAAAAGAATATGCATGTATAGGATTTGTTCCGCCCGAACTAGTAGCGGTTACCAACCCAGTATAAAAATATCCAAGTGGACCATCCGGTGTGGTTGATTTTTGTAAAATCAACCCGTCAAAAGTCAACGTTCTACTGTATCCCAAATTATCTTTATAAGATATAACTGGCAAAAGTTGTCCACTCGATTTATAAGTTGTAATATTTGGATTTTGTAGTAAGCTATTTAGGTTATTCAATATATTAGACAAATCTGTTATTTTCGTATTTGTATAACCATTTGATGTTTTATCACTGTTGATTTTTTGGAACAATAAAGAAGATGCGGTTGGTAAATCTGCGGCAGACAATGTGTATGTATATGTTGTATTATCAACAACTGTACTTGTACAAGTGCCTATAAACATACTAGATGAAAATGCATTTGACAAACAATCTTTAGAAACTAATTTATATGCTTTTGTATTAATTAAATTATAAAATAATTCAACATTGTCACCGGATTTAGCATAAGAAAACATCTTATTCCATCCAGAATCTACAATAGGCGTGGTAACATCTGACTTAGAGTATAATGTGTATTGATAAATTTTATCCTGTATATTATTGGTCAAAAAGTTATTATTTTGTACTACACTTGGAGAATAAATTTTAACAGTAGCAACACCAGTAGACGCAGCTACATTGAACGAACTACTTATATAAGAAGCTCCATAAAATTCACTAAACTTTATTGGTCGTCTATTGTCTTTATTTATGAATCCAACACCTAAAGCTTTTGTGATATTAATTGTTCGTGAATCGGAGTTTGAATTACCAATCCTATTTTCCAATTGATAATAACTTTGTGATATAGAAAAGTTATTTGAACCTGGATTATAAAAGTTATTTAATAAACTATTAATCGAAAGATTTTCGCTGTTATTGGTTTCGCTTTTGAAACTCAACGGGCCGGATCTGTTTAATATATTGACAGGCATATATCCTATATATATTAAAATTTGATCTTATTTTTTAGTTCTTGAACTTCTTTGTGTAGTTCTTGAATAGATTTTAGTAACAATGCGATAAGTGGATTATACTTTACAACTTTATACCCCTCGATATTTTCAGTTACCAAGTCAGGATACAGTTCTTCGATTTGTTGAGCACTAACACCAAAATCTTGTTTTCCATTTGATTTCCAATTAAATTCAATTGGATTTATCTGATTAACTTTGGATAAAGCATTTTCTATAGGTTTAATGTTATTTTTGAGTCTTATATCTGATGAAGCGAATGTGGATAGTGCAACTATATCACCTCTTACATCCAACTGACCACTACCACTCACACGTAATAATTTGGTTTGACTACTTCCTGATGTGATCAAAAATACATTTGAATTTGGATTGTATCCTGTTGGCCAACCAGTAGATCCGCTTAAATGTAAGTGCAATTGAGCATTTACATTATCAGAACTTACTATATTGCCTATACTTAATAGTCTTTGTCTTACACCCAATACTCCCCATCCAGATTTACCTGATTGCCAAATTACATCTCTGCCTGATAAAGCCGATGTATTTACATGAGATCCCGAATAATAAATTGCAAAATTAGCAGCGGCTCTTAAATAATTATTAGAAGTTTGCAATCCTAATCCAGATATAGATTGTCCCGATGAAGAGTTTTGAATAATCTGTTCGCCTACAGCGGAAAATTGTAAAGGATTATTAACTGTAATTCTACCCGCAGGCATACTACCTAAATTATTAATAGTACTATTTCTTACAATATAATTGGTAGATCCCAACGCACTTGTACCAGACCAATAAGTAAATTGATTTGAAGTACCCGTTCCAGATACTAATCCCCCTAAATTCAAAGCATAAGATGCTGTTTTAGCACAACTAGCCGTACCATAAAATGCTACTTTTCTATTAGCGTTATAATGATTTGAAGCACTAATATAACCTTTTATACTAGCCGAAACACTTCCTGAAAAACGACCTCTTGAAGTTCCATTGAAACTACCAGTCAATTTAGAGTTTTTACTAATTATAGTTCCATACAAACTTCCACTGAAACTTCCACTAGCATTTGCTTTTTTGGTCAATACATACCCACTAAAACTGCCACTCAATGATCCAGATGTGTTGGATCTGCCTGTGGTCAATCCTTTAAAACTTCCTGTAAAACTACCTGTATTACTGCCATTAAAATTACCACTAAAACTACCTGAATGTTTTCCTTTGAAACTGCCTGTGAAACTACCTGTAAATGTGCCTCTTAATGTTTTTGCGGATCCTGAAAAACTTCCTGTGTATGAACCTGTTACCGATTTTAAAAACGTCACAATATCGCCAAATGTACTCTTTCGAGAATATAAATCATTTGACGAACCAGATTCAATTGTTAATATTAAATCTTTAGCTGTTAGTGTATTATATCTTAATAAATCACTAATTTTTACTTGTTGTATTAAATTGCAGGTGGTTGACATAATTACTTCCAGGCGTATATTTTAATGTACCATTTGGTTGGATCAATGCTATATTCACTTACAATACTAGTACTACTATTATAATCATATGTTTTAATACTAGTATATGTAGGAACTATTACCAATATATTGTTGGAACTTGAAGCAATACTACAAATTGGTTTAGTTTGATTATTAAAAAATGAAGATATATCAACTTCTTGATTAATAACAAATCGTCCATCATTTGATTGACATTGTAAAACCACTCTGGTTATAGATGGTACTGATGAAAATCCATGAGAAAAAGAAAATATATTTGAATTACGTGTATAAAAACTATTTGAATCAGTTGTAGTATTAAATAAAGAGGTTGTATAACCAGATATACCATCTGAATTAACGTAATTCTTCAAATCTGAAAGAGTAGATTTTCTAGAATATTTTGAACCAGCTGTATTTTCTATAAGCATCAGTTGATCTGCAGCTTTTATATTATTATAGCTAGCAAGATCGCTGACTTTTATTAATTGGACATTTAAACTATTACACGGAGTTGCCATATTTTATAAATATAAAGTATTAAGAATAAGAAGCTGCGATTCTATTAATGAGAATTTCACTTCCCATTAATACTATAGAATATAGATCTCTAGATCCATTTGATGGATTGGTCGCCGATCCACCTGGCCATTTTAATGAATTAGGTGTACTTGTAGTCCAAGTAAATGATGTTCCGCCACTATTATTATAGAAATATAGATAACATACTTTTTTCTGTGTAAGATTTACATTAAATGTTTGAGCAGCTGTAGCAGTTAGATAAATCATATCATAATCATCAAAACTCAAATTGGTTGTTGCAGCTGCAACAGTAGCACTTACAGTTGTTTGATCTTTTTGATAATTGCCTTTAAAAGATCCAGTTATAATAGCACTATCTGTTTTGGAAATATATGAACCATTATCAACTTTGATACTTCCATATGAATATATCTTGCTACCACTGATGGATCCATACGCACGCATATCACCGCTACTGGATACCTAAAATGTATTTGCGGATCTACTAGATCCATATTGAACCAATATTGCGGTTTGTTTGTTTTCTACACCAACAGGCGCTCCGCCTACAAAGTTGCCGGCCAACACAGATCCTTTAACGTTAGCAGCTTGGTTGCTTCCACTAAACATTCTGATTTGTAACTTAGCTCGTAAATATTTATCTATAGAACCAGTTGGTTCAGCCGGAGGAGTTACACCTATACCAACAGATCCATCTCTTGCAGCTGAATCCGTATTAATGTATGGCCAGAAATAAAATCCATTACGAATTTGTTTCATCGCTGCCATTGTACCTGCCAGATTTGTAGTTCTAGATGTAATTGTACTATTTTTAAGGTGATATGAACCTGTAGTAATACTCAATGTCAAACTACCACTGGTAACAGATGATATAAACCACTGATCTTGATTTGGATATCCAGTAGATCTATTTTTATTATGTAATACTAATCCCGATGAATTTGATGTACCTGATCCTCTATTAACCACTACAAAATTGGATTGTGCATATTTAGCGGAAGCTGATATATACAAATTAATTTGTCCAAATTCATTTTTGTAAAATAATGGAGCAGTTGTTAATCTGTTATTGTCAAAGTATGGTATTGCACTTGAACTATTTAAAGATCCTTTTAATAAATAAGAGGATGTCAATGAAGTAGTAGATGAATCAGCTGTTATGGCGTTCAAAGCATTATCAACTGTACCAAGTACAGTTGAAGCTCTTAATGCGTATGAAGCACTTGTAGTTCTTGTAGAATAACTACTGCTTATAGCTTTACTCGAAGTAAGTGCGTAACTGCTTGAGAAAGAGGAATACTTTCCACTTCCATTGTAAGAATAACTAGCGGTACCATTTATTGTTAGATTAGACCAATTCAAATATGAAGCTGTGTCAGCAGTAGTTGACATACACATACTTGATGTTTGTGCGTAGCTACTGGATAGAGAAGACAATTCGCCAACTCCATTGTAAGAGTAACTAGATGTACCTACAAATGATGGTGATTCAATATAAACACTAGAATATATACTAGCAGCAGAAATATTATTGAATGTACTGATACCCGAATTAGCTGTTACATTGCCTGTTAGCTTTCCTTTTAAACTACCAGTCATTGAAATATTGCCACTACCAGAAAATACTCCTGAGAATCCATTTTGAGAATAGATTTTTGAACCAGATATAATTGAAGGTGTAGTTGTTCCAATTGGCGAATTATCTATAGTTACACTGCCGATAGACCCATCGTTTATAGCGACTAAATCTATTTCAGCATATGCAGCGTATAAATCATTATTTACGTCTACATTGTTAAATGAACTTTTACCTGTGCCAACTGTTACATTACCCAATAAACGACCTTTTAAACTGCCTGATATACCAATACTAGCTGTGATTTGTTCAATCTTAAAAGGCGTGTTTTCAAGATTCAATCCATTTGGATAATCTAAAATTGTTATTTGACTACTTAAACTATTTCCAGTAAAGGTAATATTACCGCCACCGCCAACTGATTGATTAACATCTATTGTCTTTGCGTAGATTCCCAAAAACGTTGGTGCGGATGGATTGTATCCAATAGTAAGATAATCGCTTACTATGGCTCTTTTAAATAGATTTGGTACTTTTTGACTTATGACAGAATAGTTGTCACTTTCAAAGCTTCTAAAAGAACCTGTATAAGTGTTGTTTGGCCCTACAAAATTTAAGCTATTGAATGTGGTTAAAAGATCGCCGGTCTTTTGTACAAAATTATTTACAGTAGATTTTTTAGTTGAATTGCTACTTACATTTTGTATGATCAAATAATCATTGTTTCCAATATTACCAGATGTTAATGTTGGTAATTCGGGAACGGTTCTACCTTGATTGGATACTATCGCCATAATATATTAATAATTATTAATCACCCAACATTTTTTAGTTTTTTTAATATAAATTTTACTAAACCGCTTCGAACAATGTCTTCTTCGTCGAATTTAAACACATAAATTCCATTATTTCTACTTTCTTCGTCGTCAAAAATGTTCATCATCGGTACAAATCCACTTTTACCATTGATATCACTTTGATCAGGATCGCCACAGATAAATAACTTACTAAATTCGCCAACACGTGTGATCAATGTGGTTAATTCTTTTTTAGTCATATTTTGAGCTTCATCTGCTACGATACATTTAGCATTCCAACTTAAACCGCGTAAGAAATTGATTGGAAATCCATGAATGCGTTCTTCTTTTTTCAACTTATCAATGTCGTGTTTTGGCAATAATTCTTCTAACTTATCGATCAATGGTTGAATGTATGGACTCATTTTTTCATCCATTTCACCTGGTAAAAATCCTAATTTGCTATCACTACTTTCTACTATGCTTCGTACATAAACTATTTCACTCACTCTTTTTTGATTCAATAAGTTTAAACCGGCTAATATTGATGTATATGTTTTGGAAGTTCCAGCTGGGCCAGATATAAAGACTAGTTTGGTTGTTTTATTTTGTAGTAAATTTAATAATTCAATTTGTTTTGGGGTAAGAGATCGTTCATCTATTCTAACTGATTCTCTAATTTTTTCGTTTTGGTGAACCTTTGGACTTGTGTCTTTTTTCTTGCTCATTTTTTTGGTTTAGTTGTTGTTTGATATTTAAAACACGACCGCAATGTTCATATACCTCAGATGAGATGTAGTAATTATAAATAGTATTTAAATTACTTTCGAAAGAATTGCGGTCTAATACTACTATGAAATCGGAGTCTTTAAAATTAAAGACCTCTATCGCATTCAAATTGTTCTCCACCGCATAACATATTGACGAAACAACCTGTTCCATCAATTTAATTTTATTGATTTTAATCAAACTCTCCATCTGACCATAATCAGATGGCAAAGTTAATGAAGAGTATTTATCTGTCATCATATATAAGTATATAGGAAAAAATAAAGACGTTACCGAAGTAACGTCTTTTCAGAACCAATTTGGTTAAATCTTACTTTTTCTTTTTCTTTTTTACTGGTTTATCACTATCATTTTCAACCTTTTCTACTGACGAAATAGTCGAATTTAACTGTTGTAACTTTTTCGCAGAAGCATTTTTCCAAGAACGAATTGTTTCTGGAGATGCATCTACGTATGTTTTGCTTATCTGCAACAAATCTAGTACTTCTTTTTCTGTACTAGCTGCGTTAATCTTCTGTTTCAGACCAAATATATTACCACTCATTATTTACCTTTCACTTCTACAATTTCAATTTTAGAACCATCTGGCCATCGTTTAAGAATTGAAGACCAATGATCATATTCAGTTTTAGCTTCATCCTTGGATGGATATTCCAAATCTGAAACTCGTCTGCCATCACGTAGGATTACGTACTTAATATTGTTATCCATAACACTATCACTTTTAACTGTCATACTAATTTATAATTTAATATTTAAATGTGGTAATATATTTTCGAGTTCTAAGATTACCAGCCTTAGAACATAATCTAATAATACATACAAATAGCGATTACGTCAACTTTATTTTAATCAACTTTTATTTACACCGAGATATTTATATAAATATGATAGCTTTATTGGAAGAAAATCAATTGTTAAATCCGAATTTATCTAAACAAGAAATTGATAATTTAAAAAAATCCGAATTTACATTCAACCGAATGTTAAAAGAATTAGCTATTCTACACGAATGTATAGAAAATAACACTCTACATTTAGCAGAATTTAAACTAAGTGTTGGTACTCGTAAAACATTAAGAGAAATATACAAACGCAATCAACAAATTTCAGACATATCACTGTTAGTAGAAGCCGCTACAGATCCAGTATCAACGGCTGATACTTCAAAAAATATATTATCACTGATCAATAAATTTCACGGTGATAATAAACAATATCTAGATAATGTTGGATCTGATGTGAGACTAAAAGACACATCCATACCAAAAAATATTGGAGCCGAACCAAGCATCATTCAAAAGGCTGCATTAAAAACAAAAGAATTAGGTGGTAAAGCCGGTCAGATTGCAATGAACCTATTTCAATCGATTGTAGTAAATGCATTAAATAGATTTGTAAATTGGTCATCTTCATTAAAATCAGATATTTTGGATGCAAAAAAACAAGGATCCGCTTGGCAAATGATAATGTCCAAATTGGGTCCAAGTATGAAAATTGCAAAAAGAGCACCCGATGGATCCATAACATATGAGAACGATTCTTCTGGAACATCGTTGCTCAATAAATTACAAGATTTTACAAAGTTGAATCCAAAATGGACCAATACAATAATTGGTCTGTTAATCAACATTACAAAAATGTTATCAGTATCATTCGCAGGTGCTAGTGTAGGTACATCATTGGTAATCGGCGTTTTAGTTGGTTTATTAATAAGAACAATTGCTGGTCATTATCTCAAAAAAGAATCCTGGGGAGATGCGTTTAAAAAGGCATTAACAGTCACAGGTTTATCATTGGTTGGTGGATCACTTACAAAAGGATTATTTAGTTACTTCAAAGGCGGAGGATTCATTGATGGCGCTAAATCTTACTTTGTAGGCGCACCAGGAACAGATCAGGTCTCAGATGCATCTATATTGAGCGGAAATGTCAAAGTATCTGAAGTTGATGTATCAAAATTAATGGTGAGCGCAAGACGAGGCGGAGACACAACGTTGCTTACTATTATCAGAAAAAATGCAGAATTATATAAAAGTTTTAAAGAGACAGCAGAAGAGTCAAATTATCCTGATATAAAAACCTACCTTAAATTTACAGACAACGAAGAAATTGCCGATGTTATAAATAGCGCGGGTGGATTACCTAAAAATTTATTAAATGTAGCTGCAGCAGATGCAACTAATGCAACAATTGTTGGAAAGTCTATAAAAGAACTTGGAAAACTCGCACTGGGCGGAGATGCAAACGCAGCAGATGCCTATATGCAAAAGTTTTTGGTATCGGGTAAAGGAGGCGAAACTCAATATAGAATCTTGAAGACTGCATTGGCCGCTGGCATCATCGACAAAGAAAAGTTTTTCTCAGGTGTTGGACCACAGACACTTAATTTGAGTGCTCAATTAAGAGGATACGTACCTGTGAGTATCAACGGCAAGAGTGTTATTGATTATTTAACACCCAAAGAAGCATCAAATGCATATGCAGCTATGAGCCTGGCTCAGTCTATGGGAAATCCTGTCAATGCAGATGAGTTAGCCAAATTGGCTGCAAAAGCAGGCGCAGAAGATGCTCAATCAGTAAAAGAATCAGTATACAAGACGTTGATTAAAAAACTATATATATAATATGAATGAAATAAATTACACCGAAGAGTTGTATAAAGAATTTTTAAATGAAGCTGGTTTTTTAGATAAATTAAAAGGATCAGTGGGTTTAGGTGGAAAAAAAGAATTGTCACCTAACGATCTTGAAGTTTTGGATAAAAATGTAGATGCTCTTTTAACTAGTATTGCAAGTGAAATAGGATCAACCAAAGAAAATCTTATTAATGATCTCACAAATGGGCCAAGTAAAGATTTAATTACCCCCGAAATAATTCAATATGCAACACAATTGATAGATTTATCAAATAAGATTAAATCGGTAAGAAGTACAACAGGCACTGCTGGCACAACAGACACTGCTGGCACAACAGACACTGCTGGCACAACAGGCACAACAGGCACAACAGGCACAACAGACACAACAGACACTGCTGGCACAACAGGCACAACAGGCACAACAGACACAACAGGCACACAAGGAAGATCTGGATATCAAAGTAAAAAGATTGATGATTTAAATTTTGGCGATGATATTGGTAATGGTACTATTTTAAAACAAATAAATGTAAGTAAAATAAAACAAGATTTTGATAATTTATATAACAATTTGCCAGTAGATGCCAAGAATGTTTTAAATAATATAACAAATGATACTAAAATAATACCTAAAAATATAGAATTGCCTATTAGACCGCCTGTTATAAGAACTCCTCCTGTTATAACAGAAATAGATGAATTATCTTATTGGGATGATAGTCGTAGAAAAAATGAATTTATAAATAATTTCGAAACGATAATTAAATCAATTACACCTTCATTAGGTATTGAACCATACGAACTTAAAAAACTTTATATCATTTTACATAAAAATGGCATAGGTGATATTTTCAATAAATTATATGCAACATATACTGTATTAAAAGCTGGCAAATCTATAAAAGATGCTTTTTCAAATGTATCATCGCCAAGTGATCCAGGCACTGCTGGTACAACAGGCACTGCTGGTACAACAGGCACAACAGGTGTAGAAGAAGATAAATTGACACCTGATGAAATAAATAAATTTGGGGCTTATTATTCACAATTAATAAGACTTCAATCCGAACTCAAAAAAGGATTAGGCAAAGATTTACAAATGAATAAAAGTGTAAGCAGATATTTTTCCACTTTAAAAAATTCATTAGAATCAACAAGACTTCTTGATTTTATTTCGGTTGAAAATAAACCTATAGCCAAAAAATTAAAGAAAAAATTTATCAAAAGATTTTTATGGGAATTAAACAACACTCCGTCAATTTCTCAGGTCAAAGATTTAATTGGTAAAATAAATGAACAAGAATCGGTGGGATCTGGAAACACATCGACCAATTTATTAGCACAATCCACATCTATAATTGAAGCTATAAATAAAAGTTTGCCTGCAATGGTAATGTTATTAAAAGAACTTTCTAAAAGTAAGTTGTCTTCAGATGAAGATAAAATGTTGATGGGTGTTTTAAAGAAATTCTTAAAAGCGATAGTTAATAAAAATACACAAGATTTGGTAGTAGATCCCAAAGTAAAAAATGCAATCACCTCTTTATCAAAATAACACAATATAATAATTTACAAAATAGATTATTAGATATGTATATGAAAATATTATGAGTGATGTTACTAAATTTACAGAACAAGAAATGCAAGAAATCGCAATAGTTCAATCCAAATATCAACAGAAAATATTTGAACTTGGTCAATTGCAATTAGAAGAAATCGAATTGGAACAAACCAAAACAGAACTAACTGATAGAAGAACCGCAATTCTCGCTGAATGGAAAGATATTCAAAAATTAGAAGAAGGTTTATTGAATAATTTAGCTACAAAATACGGTGATGGCAGCCTCAATTTAAAAGACGGTACGTTTAAACCCGCTCCTAAACAACAGTAATAAAAAACCCGGTCGAAAGACCGGGTTTTGTTTTATTTAGTTGGATCTCCAATTGAAGCTTCTTCTACAATCGCTTTAATTTCAGATTCAATTTCTTTCATGCGATCTTTGTAGCCAGCAGCTACATCCTTGAAGTCTTTCTTAACGTGTAAGAGATCTTCGGTTAGTTGATATACTTTCTTTTCGGCTTCAGCCTTTGTTAGTTTAATATTACTCATAACTGTTTTAAGTCTATAATTTTGGTTACTGCTTCTATCGGTATATAACTAGTAACATAATTGCCTGGATCTACATTTTTTAAATCGGGTAACTTACTTTTATCTATTACTACTACTATACCTTCTCCTTTGTCTCTGTAATTGACCAAGGCAAATCTAGCTGCCAATTTAAAATCACTCGCTAGATAACTACCCACAATGTTTCGGGTATTTCCCCTACCTTTTGAAGTAACTTTACCAGTACTCTTCAAAATATTATATTCTTTCTCAGACATTCCTCTATAAAGTTTAGTACTGTCTGTAGGAATTTTATCTAACTCATCGGCGATATACTGTAATTTTCCAGTTGGTTCCCATACTAGATAATCATATATGCTAGATTCGTATAATAAACTATATCTTTTCATTGCTGTATAAATATACTTATAGTTAATGGAAGAGATTAATTTTCACCAAGTTAGTATAAACAATCACGATATAACAGTTTGGGCTAACAGATTTGTTGTACTAAGACATCCAGAAAAATGTGATCTATACGAGGATGATTGTTGTAGAGAACGAATCACGAAGTATTTAATTGAAGAAGGTTACATCAATGATAGTGGAGTGTTGATTATTGATAGCTACATTGATTTTGAACCTGAATAAAATGGTGGAGATGGCGGGGAGTCGCACCCCGCGTCCATAAAAAATTATTATTACCAGACTACACGTTTATATATTTTAAATTGTTAGGGGTATATAATGAAAAATATCTAAAAATATTACCCTTAAGATTTACTAATTTCTCGACCATTTTGCGCAAATCAAACATTTGGTCCAGTCCAATAATTTACACCCAACACAAATATCAGACTTCATCGTGTCAGATGGTGCGACAACTTAGGCCGCAACGGCTACGTCATCATAAGAGAAGTCGTAGCTGATTACATTATCTTCAGCAGTTAATGTTGTAATAGATGTATTAAAGAGGCCAACTATTATCCTCTACGTGCCTAACAATAGATATTTATCTATGTCGAAACTACGCATCCCCATAAAATTTTAAAAGAACTGAAATTGGAGCGGGTAGCCGGAATCGAACCGGCACATCGACCTTGGCAAGGTTGCAGGCTACCACTACATCATACCCGCGCTCTCAACATTAATATATAGTTGATTTTTTAGAAATACAATTTTTTAATTCACAAATTACATTTTCTTCAAGACCATATATCAATTTTATATTATTTTCAGAAATAACTCTTGATATTTTGTCTCTGTCTTTTTCAAGTTTATATTTGTTTTTTGGATCTAAATACAAATTGTGTTCAGGTAAATAAAAATCGGGATAATATCTTCTTTTTCTTCCATCAACATCAGTCCATATAAAATTAATTTTTCTATCTCGTATCCATTTAATATTATTAATATCTAACCATTTTGCAATATTAACTTCCCAGCTTGAATCCATCCAAATATTATTATATTTATATTTTTTAAAGTTAGTCTCACCACCACAATTAGGATTTTTGGTTGAATTAACTGACATCAATTTTCTAAAGCATTTTTCTGAACAAGTTTTTCTGGTTTTAAACTTTTGTATACTAAATAAATTTTCACATAACACACATTTTTTATCTTCATATATTTTTATATGTGGATTATTTTGATAATATGTTTTTAAAGTTTTTGATATTTTATCAGGTTTTACAAAATTCTGAGCATACTTTTTTGCACATAATTTATTGCAACATTTTTTATGTCGTTTATGTGTTGTAGATACAAATTTAGATTTACAATACAAACATTCTCTTTCAATATTAGAATGTTTTATACGAGCATTCGATGTATATTTTCCACAACATTTAGAAGAACAATAAAAATTATTATTTCCATTTCTTAATTGTCTACCATACTCACTTTTATTCTTTAAGAATTCAATATTACATCCGTTACACTTTATTTTTAATGTATTCATACTAATAAATAGAAGTGTGGAGTCAAAAACGCCTAGATACTCAAATTAAGTTTGGTGGAGTATGGGCGAGTTGAACGCCAATATTTAACTTGCTTGCAAAGCAAGTGCTACACCCGTGTAGCCACATACCCCGATTAAAATGGTCGGAATGACAGGACTCGCACCTGCAACCTCCTAGCTCCAAACCAGGCCGTCTACTATTGACATTACATTCCGATTAAATTGGTTGGGGATGATGGAATCGAACCACCACAAGCAGATTCAAAGTCTGCCGCACTACCATTATGCAAATCCCCAGTTACTAAAAATGGAGCGTGTGGTGAGGTTTGAACTCACGACATCAAGTTTGGAAAACTCGTACTCTACCAACTGAGTTACACACGCAAAAAATGGCGGTGAGGGAGAGATTCGAACTCTCGGTGGTTTTTTAGGCCACAACAATTTAGCAAATTGTCTCTTTAGACCGCTCAGACACCTCACCGTAAAATCTTTTGACAAACTCCGATTTCTTCAAGAGACGATATTATCAGTCTTCGGTTCCATTGTCAAGTGGAGTTGTATTAAAATGGCGGATGATGTCCGTACTGCCCGGACCTCCGTTTTTTAGACGGACCTAGTTTTCAAGACTAGTGCAGCCAGCTTATATCTGCCTATCATCCATAAAAAATTGGTGGGCATAGAGGGACTTGAACCCCCACGGATTTCTCCACGAGCTTCTAAGACTCGCACGGCTGCCAATTACGTCATATGCCCAATAAAATGGTCGGCCACGACAGAATTGAACTGTCTCCCCATGCTCCCAAAGCACGTATGCTACCGTAACACTTGTGACCGATTAAAATGGTAGGCGGTAAAGGATTTGAACCTCTGGCCTTGACCGTGTAAAGGTCCTGCTCTTCCACTGAGCTAACCGCCCATTTAAAAATCGTTAATTAATTATTTTTAATTATCGCCAGTTGGGTTCTGCACTAAACATAACACCCAGTGACCGATCAAATGTTTTAACTTTCGTTGGGGACATCAGATAGAGTTTCAACCCCGTTCGTTATATTTCTAATTTACCATACCTTCTCAAATTGTCAACCACTAAAATCAAAAACCCGTCATTCTTTTTTCGTAGAGTGACGGGTTGGATCTTTATAGCAAACAACCACTCACTCAACTTCCGGATGGGAGTTGACTGGCTTGACTAGGTTGTGAAATTAAATTCATATTCGTAATAATATATAGTAGTTACAAACAGAAATCAACAAAATTATTTAATACATTTTCATTAAATTTTAAGATACCTTCTCAAATCCAGTCATATTAATTACGTTCAGTTTTTGACCAATAATAGACTCAATTTGAGTTTTTCTACTGATTACCCAAGCAAAAGATCCAACTTTATACCATGCACCCAACAGTGCCAGTTCATTGCCTACTTGCACAAATATTGGATTTCCAGAATCACCAACTCTTTGTGTTTCATAATACGATTGTGATGTACCAAATACTGAAGATTCTACATCAGCAACTGCATCAATCAATCGTGTCATATCTCCAATTGAAACTTTTTTGTCTTGATTGAGGAATAACACAGGTAATCGTAAAGTTATGAATTGTACTCCCATCACATTATTAATTTCAGTTTTGATATACTGTTGCCAGTTGTCGGGTAACACTGAATATATCTTCAAACTACTATCAACAGTTTGGTCGAGAGTTCCAATTGCAATATCGCTTCCATCAATATTGTCTATTTTAATAATATTGTACTTGAAAGTGGTATTATTGTCGTTAACAAAAAAGATTTCTGAATTTGGCAAATAAGGAACGTGTGCAGACAATAAAACATGCTTATTAGTGATAAGAGTTCCACCACCAACACCACCAAGTCCATTTATACCAGCAGCAGTACCTGTCCATTGATAAGATATGACCCAAGAAGCTGAATTTCGAACCCAAGAAAAAGTGGATTGGATGAACGCACTAAATAAACTACGATCTTTACTGGTTACCATCATTTTTATCAGTGTGGATTTAATATTCGATGTCCACTTAGTACGCATACCATCAGAAGATACGCTAGTACTACTTGATCCACTACTACCACCTATTCCACTACTACCACCTATTCCACTACTGCTACTACTATCCACTGGTATACCGCGTATTACTTTTGGAAATAATGCATTGGATATAAATTTAGTTACGACAGATGTTGATTTAACAACTATTGTTTTTAATGAGGAAGTGCCTATTCCGCTACTACCACTTGATCCACTTGTTGATGACATAAAATAAACCTTTCTTTAATTATAAATAGACTATTAAAATAAAAAACCCGCTTATTTCTAAGCGGGTTTTAAAACACTATTGTAGTCTAGATTAGAAGGTCAATCTCAAACCACCAGAATATACTACATCTCCACTAAATTCACGGGTTGCCCAATTATAATTGCCAACCTTGAAATTATTATCATACCATCCAACAGTAGCAAATGGAGTCAATACACCAAATGAAGTTTCGAATGGACGAGTCAATGATGCCTTGGCATTTACAGCAGTGTAATCACTGGATGCACCAAATACCTTACCATATTCAACAGCAGGCGTGATTACAAATCCAAATGGTAACTTTTGAGCACGTTCCAAACCAACAAATGCACCCTTTTGATCTAAATCAATGTCAAATGATCCACGTACATAAGGAGTTGCCAACTTGTTTGGTAGAGCCAACTTGACACCAAACTCAGTACTGTTTGGAATACCAAAATTACCAGCTTGGTGACGAGTTACAGTAGCATCAGCACGTGCGGAAAATACATCCTTCCATACACTAACTTCCTTACCCGTACCCAATGTCCAGTGTGACTGATCAAGGTCGCCATTGGCCAAAAGAGTGCCACCCAAGTATACATCTGCATACTTTAGACTCTTTACAGCACCTACACCAACAAACGCTGTTCCCTCGGAACGAGCTACACCATTAACGATGTATTGGTTATTGTACCCAGCTTCAACTGAGATGTTTGAATTATCTCCAGCAGATACAGCTAGAGCGGTCAACAATGACACTAATACTAATACTTTCTTCATATTTAACTATCCTTTATTTTGTTTGTTTATGTTTACTATCCACGTTAAGAACAGCTTAACGTTTATTTTGAAAAGACACGAAAATGCACTTTTCAGAATAATTTTTTATCAACTAATATATATATAGTTTTTATAATCTAATAAGAACTTATTTATTTATGCGGTTTTTAACTTCTTGAGACGTTTGTTCAAAACTTTATCCTTTTCGGGTAAATAAACATAAGAAGCTTTCATACTTCTCTTACTTTCACCCAAGATGGACAAAGTTTCTTCATGCACATCCAATGTTTTTAGTATTGCGTTCTTTACAAAACTAAAACTATCAGTGCCAACAACATCAATACAAATACCATACGTTAGATCTCTATATTGTACGTCAGTTGCGCCATACTTAGAACACAATACATCTTTGATTTTAGCCTTTTTGTCATTACTAAAGACTAAATTCGCCATATCAATTTTACTTAGTTCATTCATACTATACCTTTATTATACTTGTTAACGTCTCATTGTCAATAAAAAATAAAACGATTAATTTTAACATTAATCGTTTCACTTGTTTAAATTTAAATCTATTTTTACTTCTTCTTAAGCTTATCTACAACCTTTTTAAATTTCTCAGGTTGGTTGGTTTGTAACCATTTAAAATAATCTTCCTTCTCTCTGCGTGAAAGTTCACTATCTCTATAAAGACTAGCATACTTCTTTACAATGTCTCTAAAAGGATCACTGCTTTCATTCTTTTGTTTCTTTAATTTAGCAATTTTACCCATCAACATTTTCTTATAATTTTCTAAAGAACCGTAATCTTTCGCTCTACTTGGATCTGGGTTTTTTAACAATTTTTCTAAATCTTTAATGTTAGCATCAGTATCATTTTCGGATAAATGAGCAGTAAGTTTATCACTTTCTACTTCGGCCGCATTGTCAAAATCTTCGTTCAACACTTCTTTTGTCAAACTCTTGATTAATTTTTTCAAATCATTTTTGGTCATATATTATAAATATATTAATTTTAATTATTCTGCTTTATATTCTCACACCAACCATTTCTGTGTTTAGACATCCAATCAACTAATGCTCGCTCAAAACCTATATCATTACCTTTTTTCTCACTCTCTATCCATTTGTGTTTTTCTATTTCATTTTTTAACTGCAAAAACTTTTGATAGAGATTAGATTTTTCCATACCTAAATAAGTAGTTTGATTATCTCAATGGTATATACAAATCTCCTGTTAATCCTTTTTGACTTAAATAATTAGCATCACTTACCGCAAGTGGACTCTTAATATATCCATATTTCTTACTCAATATACTACGTAACTCTTTACCTGCTAATTGTATTAACTCTAATTGTTCTTGTCCACTACTATATTTGATTTGTTTTGCAAGACCAGGCGGTAACATACTTTCATACTGCTTATATAAATTAATTATGTCATTATAATGAGACAATTCCAACCCAGGCCCACTTAAATTAGTAGTTTTTATTTCTTTGCCAAATCGTTTAGCAACATCTAAATTATCAGTATAATTAGGCCCTAACGTTGCAACCAATTTATCTCCTATCTTGGTACTGTTGATGCCCAAATTAATATCACGTGATCCTGGTCTAACACCTCTATATACTGTTATTACCGCCTGTGATTCTATCAATAAATCTTTTAATAATATCATACAGTAATAAATATATAAAAAATGGAGTCCCGTGTTGGATTTGCACCAACCTAATGCTGTTTTGCAGACAGCCGCCTAACTACTCGACCAACGAGACATTAAATGGAGCCTATAATTGTTTTTGATACAATATCTATCAATTTACGAAATTGATGCTTTACCTTTAAGCTATATAGGCATTAAATCATTCAGTTTCACCCGAACCAAAAATACGCTTCCAAAAACCTACTTTTTTAGGTTTTTCATCTTGTTTTGGTTCACTTACATTACTATTTTCTTTTAAAGAATTATTTGTGTGATAACTTGACATCCTCATTAAAACCTCGCCACCTTTTGGCCACTCACCCAATTTGTTTTTAAATTCATAACCACTTTTTTTCACACTTTGTCTCAAATTTTGAGCCAAAATCACATTTTCTTTCTTCAATTCTTCTATAATTTTTTCATACTCTACTATCTTGTTTTTTAACAAATCTCGTTCCTTTGTAAGTAATTCAATCTTAGATAGAAGCTCATTTTGAGCTTTATCAGTCTTTGCAACTTTAAGTTCGTCGCCTAAATCTACAATCTCTTTGGTCATACTAACAAGTGTATTACGCAAAGATTTTAAATCAGACTCAAGTGCGGATTTTTCTTGAGTCAAATCTTTAATCTTAATATCTTTTTCATCAGAGGACAGTTTTAACTTTTCAGTGATGCTCTGTAATTCAATCATATTAGTATGTAAAATACTCAATTTACTATCATAATTACTCAGTAATACTGATAATTCTGAATTTTTTTGTGTCAAATTAGTAATCAATAAAGTCTGATTCATCACAATCAAATTTTGATTTCCGATCTTTTTTGATAAGTCTTTGTTGTGTTTGTTAATCGAAGAAAATTGTGAATATAACACAATCAATATCAAAACAAATATGCAAATTAATGCATATAAAACTTTTTTATTAGTAAACGAAAACTTCTGGGTAACATTTGTAGATTCCATAAATTTATTTTATTATATATATAAATCATACACGCCTAAATATTTTTTTAAAATATAATATAAAAGTTACCAAGCTCTACACGACCAATACCTAGCTTTAGTACGTGGGCCAGGATTATCACAATTATGTCTTGCTCTAAAGTTTTTTCTACGTGCTGGATTATTCTTTTTTATAGGCATTCTTTTACCTTTAGCTGAAGATCCACCAAATCCAAAATTTACCTTAACTACTTTTCCTTTAGGATTTTTAACGTATACTTTAAATTTCTTTACATCACCTTGCATTCGTTTACCAAGTCTCACTTTACGACCACGATATTCAGCTTCACATAATGGTTGCTTATATTCTCTCATAAATTGAACAAATTCTTCTATATCTTGTTCACTTACAACATCGTATTCGTCCACTTCATCCAACTCTTCTTTTTTAACACAATTTGGTACCATTCTTCCGCCTTTTTCTTTCATACCAATTTGTTTGTGTGTATCCCAACACGCCTCTTCAATCTCATTTAAAAGTTCTTTTAACTTAATCATATCTATAAATATACAAATTAAAATAAAACATCACAAAAATGGAGCCTCCAGTAGGTACCGCCCCTACGTTTCATCATTACCAATGATGTGTAATACTTTTATACTATGAAGGCAAAAATGGCACACCCGGCAGGACTTGAACCTGCAACCTTCTCGGTAGAAACGAGTTGCTCTATCCAATTGAGCTACGAGTGCGTTAAACTTGTCTAAAAGAATTCACCGTCAAACTTTTAATTTTCTTTGATGTATTTATATCATAACAATCCAAACTTAACAAACGAATTCTAGAATTTTCTTTCAAAACAATTTCTCTTTCATCACCACCTGTTACATCAGGTTCACCACTCAAAATATATACAAATCTGTGATTTATTGTAAGCGGCCAATTTATTATTGACTTATCTGATAAACTGGCCTCAAAAATACACATTATTGGTTTGTCATCATCGTGTTCCCAATTATTAATCCAGTCCAATGCTGTTTCAGAATTATCAGTCCAGTATTGTCCCAACTTTTGTATTTTCAGTGGATCTACATCTCTTGGTAGAGAAATTAGTCTGTATACAAATAATCTTTCTAATATCCGATTAACTATTTGATTAAAATAATCTTCTGTTTTTTCAATACCAAACTTTTTGATAGAATCTTGTATATTCACATCATTTATCATTGATTGAAAATCAATTTTATTTTCCAACAAAAGATTTTTTAACTTAATCATAAAATATAAATATCACATATACATACTTTAATTTAAAATGGTTGGCTATCACGGTACCGCCCCGTGTTCTTTCGATTATCAGTCGAATGCTCTACTATTGAGCTAATAGCCAATTAAAATGGCGGCCATACGGGGTTACGCTCCCCGGACTTCCCTTAGACAGAGGGTTAGGTTACTATTACTTTATATGGCCATAAATTGGTGGAGCCAGTGGGTAATGCTCCCACACGAATATTCCGGTTAAAAGCCGGGTGCCCGTCTATTGTGGCTTTGACTCCATAAAAATTGGTGCTGTGCTCTCCACGCCGTCTCTGTGTTTTACCGAATGTACCGGTCGGCAGTCACTTGCGGGGCCAGTTACCCGTTGAAATTATCACCAACACGATAGTTAGCTCATATGCATATTCGGTTATTGTTCGTCGTCAACAATAATCCCGCTATCTCTTTTACCACACGACCTGCTTCATAGAGTTGGTGAAATTGGTGGATGTGACAGGATTCGAACCTGCAACCTTTCGGGTAAGAGCCGAATACTCTGATCCAGTTGAGTTACACATCCATAAATTGGTGCAAGTGGTGGGTACTGCCCCCACACGAATATTCTGATTAAGAGTCAGATGCCCGTCTATTGTAGCTTCACTTGCATTAAAATCTGTATCTAATATTGTCAACGAACTATAATCATCTTACCACACTTTATCCGCCCGTCAACAATCTTCTTAAAAAACTTTAAGCACTAACTGGTTTCTTTGGATAAGGCTGAATATCTTTAATTAGACCTGCCAATATTCTCTTACCTTCACTTGAATTTGTACCTGATAAAATATAAATGTACATATGTTTACCCGTAGCAGTTCTTATCTCAAATGGACTATTTGGATTGGTTCTCGCATCGGCAGTAGCCTGTTTACCAGTTTCAAATCCATACTTTTGTACTTGTTTTAATCTATAAATCCATTTGCCTTGAGCTTTATCCCACAAACGTTTTGCGTCTCTGCTCTTGCCTAAATAAATTGCATTTGTTGCTTGATATATAGCTCCAGTATGTCCTTGACCACTATCAGCTCTGGTAATAACAACTTTTACTTCGAGATAATCCTGTTTAATCTTTTTATTACCCAAACCAATTACATAAGAAGCCAAATTGCTTAACTCAGGTATTTGTTTTGCCTCGGGTTTCAAATATAATCGCAATAATTCAAATACTTCATTCTTTTGTAATAAACTATTGCCTTCATCATCCACAGCTATTTCTTCAAAATCTTGTGGCTTGGTAGTCTGCCCATATACAATAACACCCACCATATCCACATTGCCATCAGGCTTCTTATACATAACACCATAATTTGCAGCAACCGCTGTAGGATATGTTTTTAAATAATGTTGCTTGATAAAAGCTAATACTTCAGCTTTGCTCTTGGATTCCAAATATACACTATCCTTCAAACCTTCAATCATTAAACTCTTAAATGTTATCATATAGTATAAATAGTATGATAAATTTGAAAATGGTCCGTCAACAATCTTCTTAAAAAATGGTGGCTCAGGTCAGACTTGAACTGACAACACGAAGTTCTTCAGACTTCTGCTCTACATTGGAGCTACTGAGCCAATAAAGTAATTGACAAGTCAAAGGAATCGAACCTTTTCGGAACAGCATCACTGCTCCTTTACCACGCCATGTACACTAGCACCTGTCAAAATCACGATGTATGGTTGGATTCGAACCAACGGCTACTTTTACAACCATTATCATATGAGTAATGGAATTTTTAATATTTACAACCTAACATAAGATTTTTACGGGCTTACCCCATAGTTAGGTACTCTGCTCTAACCACTGAGCTACATACAATCTTTAAAATGGTGGGGTATGTAGGTAATGCTCCTACCCAGCCCGAAGGCAACGGTTTTACAGACCGTTCTGCGTCTTTATCAGTATAATACCCCGAAAAATTATATAATGTATAATGAACAATGAAATTATTTAAATTTCTTAAGGCACTTTATGTTCATACTATTGCAATTTGATCAACTGCCTAACCCTTAATCAGCATATATCATACATCATATAAAAACTATTGAAAATGGCTCCAGAGGAGGGTTTCGAACCCCCAACCCTGCGGTTAACAGCCGCATGCTCTACCATTGAGCTACTCTGGAATTAAAAATTAAAATGTTTACTGGATTTCAACGAACGTTCCATCTACTAATCATAACCTCGTCAGATTATAACATTCAATGTCTATCAGTGTCAATACATTACTTACTACTTCAACTAGTGATTCAGATTCGAACTGAATGACTTCCGCTTATTCGTGCGGTTGTTTTACCAATTAAACTACGTTCGTTGCCTTCACCTAATGTATTTGAAAAAATGGCATCCGCTGAAAGAATCGAACTTTCCCACGGGCTTTTGGAGAGCCTGTCGCCTAATCCTTGGAACATTAGCGGATACTGAAATGGTAGCCTATGCCGGTGCTGCCCCGGCTACTCCTGAGTGAAAGTCAGGTGACTTAGCTGGTTGTCGAATAGGCCATTAAAATGGTGCTTCAGCGAGGAATCGAACCCCGACCTCAACGTTCGTAGCGTTGCGTGATAAATCCATTTTCACCACCGAAGCATAAATTGGTTACCCCACTTGGATTTTCACCAAGGTTGATGTCTCAGAGAACACATCCGTCCTAACATCTAGACGATAGGGTAATTAAAATTGGTAGCCTCACTCGGAGTCAAACCGAGTTCTCCGGATTGAGAATCCAGAATCCTATTACATTCGTAGACGATGAGGCCATTATAAATTTGGGGTGCGTGACGGGTACTGCCCCCGCTTATTGTTTACAAAACAAGGCCGATAGCCAATTCCGGTCATAGAGGCGTTAAAATTTTCTTTGCTTATTTACTTATAACAATAACCTCAGTTATGTCATTATCGCCCTATGGGTTCTGTATTCCAGCATAACACCCACGGACCAATCAATTGATTTTCCCAGTCTTTACCTTTGGTTACTGGCGGTGGCTCAACAGATGGAGTTTCAAGCCTTCCACAATCTTCATTCAGTCTATCACAACTTTCGTTATTGTCAACTGACTTTCTTTAAATTTTCTTCAATGAAATACTTTCGTCGTTCACTGTTTAACTACTTTACCACAACTAGAAAGAACGTCAACCCCAAAAACAAAAAACCGTCACTTTTTTGTGTGACGGTTGATATTGTTTCGAAATTGACCAAATTTGAGTCTATACAATATCACCGCCAACACATTCACAATTTGTAAATGTATCCCAACGTTTAATATGTGTATACTGTACTCTCATTATGTTAATATATATCACTCAATTTACAAAACATCAAATTATTTTAAAATATCAATGAGGAAATATAACACTCTCACCACTCAATACATTTTTTATAACAATTATATTTTCTTTTTTGTACGACTGTATAGTATAATGCCCAGGATCAACCCTAAAACGAACACTGTTATCCAACCTTAATTCATCATTTTCATAAAAAAATAAAATAATTGTGCTAAATGTGTTATTAACCAATTCAAATTGATTATCATCATATCTAATATTTAAATAATTGTTGCTTATAAATAATTCATCACTTCTTTTTTTCAATTTAACTTCATCAGATGTATATCCTATTAAATTATCAACTATATAATTAACAGTATTAAAATCTTTATTAAATTGCGCCACTGACATATTAACATGTAATATTTTCTTATTGAGTATCACATTTGTATATCTGTTATATGAATTGTCCGATCCATTATATTTACACATCACCAATGGATTATAATTGTAATCTCCATCAAGTAATATACCCAACTTAATTAATTCAGAATAATTATCATATAAACTATAATTGCTTATCGTTTTTCCAATTTCCAACTGACTCAATAGTAAATTTGTAATAGGCATTTGCTCCATTGGACCACTAAACTTTTCACCACTCATATTTAATTTGCTCAACATATGTATCCAGTCAGTCACAAATATATCCCACCTGTTATACAAAAATAAACGAGGATAATATACCACCCCACCATTTATTACATTCATTCCATCCCACCAACCCCAAAATACAGCTCGCATCTTGTCAGAAAATATATCACTCACATTCTCTAAACATACAGTATCTCCATCAACCCACAATACATCATATTCTTTATTCTTTTCCTTAATACGCCTCATCTTGTCAAAATACATGTCAGCAGTATTATTAATCTCTTCCTCGACATAATCCACCATAACATCAATATCCGGATTACATATACGAAAACTCTTTATACTCAACTCCAATAACTTTATCCTATTGTCTCGTTGTGTATCACATCCATCATAACTCTTCAAATTTTTATAAAAAACAGTATATATACATTTCATACATTACAACCTTTGTATAATTTAACTTTTTATCCAATACCAACTCTTCCAATAATATTCCTCAGTAGTGAAAAAATGCAAATTGTTTTTTTCCGTAAATTCTTTTACCGCATAGTTAACTCCAAATTCACCTACATATTCCAATAAATTATATGGCTGATACACTTTATTGTTTTTAGTCGAATAATCAAAATTATCAATAAAGTCATGACCCGAAAATAATCCTCCAGATTTTAATTTCGGATACCACATCTCTATATCTTTTATCACAGATTCATATCTGTGATCAGCATCAATGTATATAAAATCAAAATAATTATCAGGAAAAAATTTTACAGCATTGATAGTATCAGATTGAATTGTAAGTAACTTGCTATAATGACTTTTTAAATTATCATTAAATTTTGGCAATACCAAATTTTTATTAATACTATGTGTTTAGCAAACTCACCACAATAACTGCCCAATTCAATTCCCAATTTATAATTATTTTTATTAAATATTTTTGTGAAATTTTCACGTGAAACTATATCATCCATATTCTTATATATTCTTATTGCTAAAATTCTTTATAACTTTATACAAACTATAAAAACAATACGTCGTTAATACTGTCAAAGCACTAACACCTAAACTCATTCCTATAGTCACAACCCACCCAATTATATTACGTTGTTCTTCACTCAATGTAAACATATCACAAAATATATACGTGACGCATTATTCATTAAACTTATTATATTATATTAATAAAACATATACAACTTTCCCCATAAAAAAATTACCCCCATGGTTTTTTAACAAATTAGCCCAAAAACCCAAAAAATACCCCCCCAAAAACCCCTTTTTACCCCCACTTACATAAGCACTCAAACAAAAACACATATGTGTTTTTTCCCAAGTAAAAAAGCACCTTGTGTGTCATGGAGCTATCCGTGGGGGTGGCACGGGGCTGTTTTGTATGTTCAGAACCACTTCGGTAGGGTGCTGCATACCCCTCCCCCCCTATTATAATAAAAAGAGGTAGGGAGCTATACCCCCTACCCCGTCAAGTTATTAAATAGGCTAAAAGTGACATAGCCCCCTACCCAGCTACCCTATTAAGCCCACTCAGTGAAGTGGTTGGTTTTGCCATTCCACTTGTAAGCCCAGCTGTAACTGGTCATTTTGAAACTGACACTATCACCATTGTTGATCATGCGCTTGGTGTAGATCTTGTTACCCTCAACACTAGTATCAGGCACACACTCGCCTTGCATATGTCCAGTGTAGTTGCGCTTCTGACCGATACTAACGAGGTTGACGGTCTTGTTCTTTACATTGGTAACCTTGTAGTAGTCGATATTGGTTTGGTCATAACCCCAACTGGTGACGTAGATATCACCGATGTTGACAGTAGGAAGCGGCTTATTGACTAGAGTGACATCGGTAACTTTGAGGGTGATGTTATTGATACAGATATTACGATCAACAGTAGTACAATGTATAGTACCATCACGTTTGACCTTCCAGACCTTGAGTTCGGTACCAACAGGTATGACGGTGAGGTTATTGTAATTGTAGCCTTGGACGATCTGAATGTTATTGGTGACGGTATCGTTCTTTTTGATTTTGTTAGCCATAGTGTAGTAGATTATTAAAGTTATTGTTGTTGTTGTATTACCCCGAACGTATTAGCCCTCGAAAATATCTTCCATCGTCATGCACTCTTCCCAACGAGCACGTTGTTCGTAATCCACATCGTCTTGGGTGAAGGTCTCACGATAGTCAACGGTGATCTGGTCACGGAGGTCAGAGGAGGTATCAATCATTTCGTTCATTGTGGAAATACTATACCTTGAAAAACTCAGAAAGTCAACAGCTTTTTTTAGAAGTTGACCAGATTTCCGAGGGTAAACTTGGACGGAGTGAAGTAGCCGCGCTTCTTTTCAACCCAAGCCCGTTGTTGAGCGCGACGAAGGCCACGAGCGATTCGGTTGCGGACAACCTGCTGTTTGCGGTAGACAGTGACCTCGGCACTCAGCTGACGGCCCCAGCGGTCCAGCTCTTGATAGGTGAGAGTGTCCCAGACAGGACGAGGACGAAACCCGACGATCTCCTTGTGGGTATCTGAGATGAACCCAATGAGGTCATCACGGGTAGGAACAAAGGGAACAGAGTCAGCGTTCATTGTGGAAATATCCTACAGTACCCAGACCGAAACCTCAAGCACTTTCTTCAACTTTTTTTTGATTACTCAGCTTGGTGAATGCCCCAGAATTTATCTTGGCAGTTTTGGCAACAAGCACTGATCTTATACTCTTTTGCACTAAGAGCGTCACGAAAGTATGTTGCTGGTTTACCACATTCGACACATTGGTTACCGGCTAGTGCTAATATGGAACTACGTCCAAATAGCTTCATACTGAGGTCTTCTTTAAATGATTCCATTGCGGTCATAGTGTTTGTTCGTTTACAGTTTCTTTAGATATTCGTCAAAGTCATCAACGTGAATGTCAGTGATATTGATAGTGTAACCCTTGTCGGTCATAGCTTTGTAGAAGGTGTATAGATCACAATCTTCTTCCAGATAGAACTTATGACGTTTGAGTGGGGAATAAGCTGTAATATTATCCCAAACACCAGCAGCATCACGAACATCCTTTATTGGCACTTCTAACCAACTATGACCCGGATCATAAATACGAGTGTAGTTGCGGATCTTATTATCATTGGAATATCGTTGGGTAAGAGTCATATTATTATTATTTAGTAATCCAAACCACGTTCAACAGCATCAGCACAGCTATTACAAATAGCATACTGGGGTTGAATACGAACTGTACGTTCACACCGTTTACAAACCTTGGTGACATTGGTACGTTGACATTGGTGATAGTAGTCAACCATTTCAGGTTCACTAGTGTCCCAGGTACCGAAGTTGTCGTCATAGTAGGTCTTCATTGTGGAACTAGTCTACCAGCTTTTTTTAGAAAGTCAACAGCTTTTTTTAACTACCCACGATTTACTTAATCGTAGCGACGAAGCTCATTCCATTGACCAAGCGAACAAAGTAGCACTCATTGCGGTCGCTGTTCCAGCCGCTGAAGGTGAAGTCCTTGTTGTTGTAGGTCAGCACTCGGTTGGTGAGCCGCTTAACATCATCCCATCCGTTCGGCACGCTGAAGGTAAGGAACTCACGGTTGTCACCCGGTACGGCGGAATACTCGACCTTGATCTTGTTGGAAGCGATAGAAGCAACGTTCATTGTGGAAATAGATTACACCCACCCAGCTGAAACCTCAAGCACTTTCTTTAACTTTGTGCGTTAATGTTAACGTAATCAGAGTAGGGTTTGGTGCCCTACCCTAGCTTGTTCAGCCGATCTGTAAAGACTTTACCAGACTGGTCTAGGAAGTCAACAGTAAAGTGCAAAAAAATTGGGAGGGTGTGTTGACCCTCCCAACCAATCAAAGTGTCTGTATGAGGCCTATAGGGCGTTTCCTGAGGGGTTTTAGACCAGCTCTTCAACCAGGTTTGTGGACCGATTCCTCATCAGTTCGTTGAGAGCGAACCAAGCACTGCGTCCATCACCCACAAATCGAAGAGGATGAATAGCCACTTCCTTCTCCAATTGATTTACATATTCAGAGGTCACTTCAGTCCAACCAACTGATTGACACTGAAAATACTTACCATTGACACATACAATGTCATTAACACTCAGCGAACGCTTATTGGACTCAATAAACATCTTACATTCCATACCACTACCACTATTCCACTCAGCAAATACACGTTCCAGATTGTCTTCCGGAGAGAGGTTGTTGGTGACGACGTAGCTGTAAACGGCTTCGTCAGGATAGATAACGTGAATCAGGTTCTTTTTCATTACCCCAAAAGAATAAACCCTTGACCGTTCAAAGTCAAGGGTTTTTTGTACTTTTTTTAAAATATCTTTAAGCAGTCACAACCTCGGCAGTCACAGTGGCGACAGCCTTGGACTTGGCGAGGTTGGCGAGGTTAGCCTTGTAGACCTTGGTATTGATGAAGATATTGGCAGGCTTGCCCTTCTTTCCAGTCTGTACATTGCGAGGAAGCTTGGTATACTTGCCATTGGACAACCCACGAAGCACAGCAGCTCGGATGGTCACGAACTTGATATCAGGATTGAGCGTTTGCAGATCCTTGATAGTGAAGCTCTTGTTGAGGATCAACTTGAGAGCCTTGGCAGGACGACCACGCTTGGCGGAAGACTTGGTGGAGGTGGAGTTCATATTCGAATCAGTGGAGACGTTGTTCATTACGTGTCTAATTTACCAGAGTTTGTGGCAGAATCAAGCTTTTCTTGCAACTTTCTCTGAAAAAGTTTTGGGTAGACTATATACTGAAATTATATGATATACCCACAACAAAAAACCAGATAGAGTACTTTGACCCTATCTGGTTGTTAAATGCTTAATAGTGATACTTTAAACCACAATGTACTCAGTAGCAGGACGACCTTTACCTTCAGCCTTGACAGTGCCATTAGCCTTGATTACCCCATCCTTTTCCCACTGTTTGATGATAGGAAACAACACAGGTTGAGTCACTCCCAGTACAGTCATAAGAAACTTAGCTGTAAACTTAGTACCCTTATTGAGAGTCATATCCAGCTTAATCTTCTTACTAGAACCACGACGACCACGATTGCGAACACCAGTCTTGGCAGCTTCTTCCTTAGCTTCTGCACTATCCTTAGCTTTAATCACAAGCTGATCAAATCGTTCTTCAGCATTAGCAAGTGTACGACAATCAAAAGCAGTCTTACCAAAGGCATTAGCGCCTGGGTATTGTTCATACGATTCTTCTACAAATTTACCATTAGGCAACGGAGCGCCTTTAGGCACAGTCTTGATAATGAAGACTTCATAACTACGAGGAGTACCATCAGTGTTGAATCGTTGATAGATAGCAACGCCATTTTCCTTGCGGATTTGAACAAACTTGTTCATACCAACTTTGTCGTAGTTACCGGTGAATTCCTTTTGGAGCTTTTTCATTTACGAGATACAGTCTACAGGAGTTTTGGCTGAAGTCAACGAATTTTTAGCTTATTCCGAGCGATTTCCGCTGAGGTCACGATTTGAGAAGCTGTAGGTCATTTCTTGGTATTTGCCAAGATCTTGATTAAGTTCAGCATCCATACTTGGATCATAAATTGGTTTAAAGTCTGGGTACTTATTACGAATTTCTGTATGAATATCTTCGAGCATAGACAGTTTTGCACTATATAGAGCTACTGCTTCTGCACTAGGAGTAGCTAAAGTGCTTACGTAGTGATTAAGTTCTTCAAGATATAGAGCATCTTGAGTTTGTTCTGCAAGCAGATCAGGATCAATATTATTGGCTGTATTCATTATTATATTATTTAAATTTAGTTTAGATCACCCCAGCTATAATTTGAATAGTTGAACTTATTCTTGTTGCGCTTGTAGATCTTGTTGGACTCAATGCGCTTGGTGATGGGTTTCAAGTCTCCCCAGGTTTTTCTAACTTTAATTTTCATTTTTATAATTTATCAGGAATTTTTCAGGAGTCAAGCACTTTTTCTAAAATTTTAATATACTAATACAAGCTGCTTAAGCGCAAATAATTAGTGTTATTATAAAACTACGATATTATTTTAATTTAGGAAATTGAAGATAACAAGTTTTCAGGATCTCACCGAATGACCACTTAAGGTTACCCGTATGTTCCTCGTTGTAAGTGTCTAGGAATTGAACCTAGTCTCCTGTAATTACCGGCACATTATCCGAATGCTACACCTATAGTCTATCTGTTACTTGTTATTGAATAACATATAGAGGATTTGAACCTCTCATTCACCACTGGTGATCAGTTCAGTTTAGAACGACCGCCTGTATATATTATTCAAAAAAATTGGAGCCGAGGGATGGTTCTTTATCCATCTACAACAGGTTGATCCGATAACCATTCCGGTGTCCTGTGTTCTATCCCAATTCATCCATTGGTTATTACAGATGACTGGAGGCGTATTACTCGCTCTCTCCTCAGCATTAAAATTGTTTTGATATAGAGGGAATGATTACCCTCACGAAGTTTGGTGGTTGCCCTTGCTAAAGTTTCTTTCAAGTTATTTCCTTGTGTATGTTTGCTTTAACTCTTCTGTATTATTTCAAATACATACAGATGATTTTTCATTGAGTTTAACCCCAACAAAGTCAGACTATTGTCATTAGTCCTATCACCTTGCGTCTATTTCCGCCATATATCAAAAAGAACTAAAAAATTGTTTTGTTAGCTTCGATGTCCGCATTTAACTGCCTGTATTATACCCCTACTGGTCGATCACCAACGCTGTTGGTTTCGTGTCCATCTACTCATACAATACCATCTATAACTAACAAATTGTAGAATTGGGGAACTACTTTTGGACTATATTCCATAGTAACACCTGATGTTTCACAGGGTATTTTGGAGTCCGTTTCGTTTTCTCCCTCAACTCTTTAAATATCTTATCAGATTTCTCTGACTTGTAAAGAACTTTTTTTAGAAAAATGTAAGATTGAGAGTGTGGATTCACTTACCACCACTTAGGGTGCGTTGCACTTCCGTTCGGACTTCAACCGACTCTCTCTCAATCTTGAAAATACTTTACCATACCCGCCTCAAAAGTCAACCCTTTTTCTTGATTTTCTTCGTCTTATTTGAATCTGTCAAATTTTGATAAGCGGTGACAAACACTTTTTCATAGATATCTTGATTTCTTTGTTGAGACTTCCTGAAACCCTCTGAGTCAGTAATTCCATATTGATTCAAATAATCATTTGGATAATCGTAAGGGTTGTGTGGTTGTTCACTCATTGTGGAAATATCTTATCAGATTTCTCTGACTTGTAAAGAACTTTTTTTAAGATTTTTCAACGGGCTTGGATTTGAACCAAGACGGACTAACCTCACTGCACCAGCTTTATCTTTGGAATTGAACCAATACTGCCAGTCCTGTTTGTGACCAAGATACCTACTTGGACTCCGTTGAACTATCTTGAAAATACTTTACCCTACCACCCACAAATTGTCAACGAACTTTTTCTAAAATTGTCCAGTTTTCATTCTTTGAACAGCAGGTCTGGTTCTCCATTTCCTCAGCGGCATCACCAGTCGCCCCATGCTCGGCACCCGAAGGTATATATACTGGCACTCTTTGAGTTAGCTGTCAGTTGATAGGTTGCCAGTCGTATTCCTTCCGGTCCCATCAACTGAAAATACTTTACCATCACCCCAACCGAAAGTCAACAGCTTTTTTTAGAAAAGATGTCTGGTATTCATCGTGGGTATTACTTATCTTTATTCAGAATATTAACATTATGAGTCTTAAACAAATAACCGCAAATCATATACAATCCAAACAACTGCCAATAGCCAATAGGCTTAAAACCATACATTTCAGGCAATATACTATTATACACCCACATAATAATACCATTAGCAACAAAAATACCAACAATATATCCAATCAACTTATAAATCGGGTTAGTCATATATTTAATTTAGTTTATTTACAGAACCTCGTAGTTGTAACCACTAACACACCATCCAGTTGTATCACTAATAGCATCAGCAATCTCTGACTCAATATCTACATCACCTTCAATAATAAGAGTCATTTCATTAGGCAACTCCAACTCATTTTGATCCCATATATGGCCGTCACAAATATCACGGGTATCGTAAACAATGTCGGTAACTTTGATCTTCATAGTTTTAATATCTTAAATGATTTTTAGAAAAAGTCAACAACTTTTTTCAAGAAATGTTAACTTCACCCGACACAATTTTAATACCCCAATCAGGCAAGTCTTTTCGTTGATTAATCATTCGTTTCACAGTCCTACCAAATTCGACACTACTCTCATCAGCAATCCAATCATCCACAACACCTTCATTCCGCTTCCATTTAGTTACAATCTGTTGTAACGATTGTTTGGCATTGTCTTCGTTGCCATAATCAGGCGCTCTATCAAGTGTTACAAAACTTTCAACATACTGATGTGACCAGTAAAACTTGTTAGTAACACTATCTTTTAGAAAATAAAAAGTTCGTTTCATCGTGGGTAATACTTTATCAGGTTTTTAGAGAAAGTCAACAACTATTTTTGATTAGTCAACTTCGTTAAGAGCAGATCCTTCAACATCAACCTCAAAACTACCCTCAATGTATTCACCATCCATAGGTAATGGCATATCACCACCACCATCCTCCACTTCCTTCACTGCCTCCTCCAAACTATTAGCCTCAACCTCAACATAACCATACATCTGCCACACAACACCAATCTTGTAAGTCTTCATCGTGTTCTTCATCGTGTAAATAGAATACCACCACCCATCCCAAACGTCAAGGGGTTTTTGAAGATTACCCCAAACTTTTTTTGATTACTCACCGTGATCATATCCAAGCTGAGCATTTCGGTACTTATCCAAAACCTCCTTGGTAGGCGGCTTGTATCCAGCCACACTACGTCCACACATCAACATCATATCAATAGTAGCAGATATCTTCACACCACTATCACGAAGCGCCTGTACATACACAGCCTCCAATAACTTACCCTGCTTGCTTCCAACCTTAACCTCAGCCTCACCAAGTACCTTCAACAACCGCTCCTGTAGAGTCTCAAATGTAATAGTCATATTAGTTTATTTTAGTTTATTTAGTTACCCACAAAATTAATCACTTGTGGTTTGTGCAGTTACCTTTGTGGGTAATCAACAACGGCTGAAAACTTGTAACAATGTACTCACAATTGTCAACCTTGACAAATCGGATTTTATTGTCAACAAACGTTTGAGTTACTTTTGTAGTGTCAACTACAACTGACTCAGAACGATCACATCCAACCAACAACACAGTGAGGATCAATAGAAGTTTCATATTTACTTTAATATCTTATCAGCTTTTTTCAAAAGGTCAACAACTTTTTTTAACTACTCACTATTACCTAACTTCAGTAATAGCAACAATCAATCCAGTACGAGAATACACCAAATTAGCATACTTAGTAGCCATCTCAAGTGTTTCAAACACATTACCCCGACTAAACCACACCTTGTATCGCTTGTTCATCGTGGAAATATCCTACCAGCTTTTTAGAAAATGTCAAGCCCCAACCAAACTTTCCCGATCAGAATAATTCACACCCTCCTTCGGTTCCCAGTACAAATCTCGTTCAATCTTCAACCCAAACGGCCCACGGAGCCTCTCAAACGCATCCAGACTGTCAATGCCACCCCACTCCACACAGCCCATTCCAAGGTCAGCATATCCATACAAAATACCATCCTCAATCCCAGTGATCAACCAGGTAGCTTTACCCCACGGAGTGAACAGCTTGCAAATCGGGGTTTCGTTGTCATAACCAGCCTTGGTCAACTTCTTCTTGAGTTCAGCAGTCAGTAGCTTCATCGTTCAAATAGATTACCACAGCCAACCAGAAAGTCAACACCTTTTTTTAATTACTGAGGCTTTTCAGGCAAATTGACCTCGGTAATCCAACCAAGGCTAAATACTTGAGTTTATTCATCCCCACCATCCTACCATAGCTTCTCCAGATGTCAATCCCCCATTCTTTTTTGCACTTTTAGCTTGTGGTCCTGAAGCCAGCTGGTACAGTATACACAAGATCGGCTAACAGCCAGGGTAGGGGACCAAGCCCTACCCAAATTGCGTTATAACGTTACCGTTACAGAATCGTTTATAGGCGATCTTGATTTCCCAAGCCATATCTACGCTGCAGCCTCTCAATCAAACCATCACCTAGCAGCCTTTCTGCGCAACCAAAGAGGCTGGAAGATTGCTCCTCCAGCCTCAATACAATGAACACTTCCAACCAATCGTTTTTGTTGTTGTGGATGTAGATGTACGATAACACCTACGAAGATCAAATCATATGTTGCAACGGATGATACTCAACTTGCTTACGTACATATGTACACTTTGCCAAATCAACCGGTTCAATCACATACATCTTGTTGTCAAATCGTACCAAACAATAATTGTATCGGTACAATGCACTATCATTAAACAACAACGATCCAAACATATCCTTGATCTTGCTAACATCAGGTACATCAAACACCTGACGCAAATGATCAAAACTCTGTCGAACACGATCCACACTAGATGGATACTTTACTGCGAGTATTTTAGTCATATCTTTTTATATAATTAAGCAATACGAACACTATAAGTCAAATCACCATCATTGAGACATTCCAAGTTATTAAGCTTAGACTGTACACGTTTACAAGCATCTTCCTCAATAGTACCAGCAGCAAACATAACCTTCTGTATACACTTAGTCTTACCCTCAGCACGATGAATACGACCAAGTGCCTGAAGAAGATTAATAGCACTGTAACTAGGACTGATAATAGCACCACGAGCAAAATTACCATTCAAATCGTGTAAACTAACACCAGCATTTCCAGCAGCCAAATTAGCAATCATAATTCGTTTGTTGTCACTCTGAAACAATTCAATGTCCTTTTGTCGAACCTTATCAGATTGTCCCCCAACAATCCTAGCAATCTTACCATCAAACTTCCGGTTCTTAGCCAACTGTTTCTCAATAGCCTCAACAGTGTCAGTGAAATTCACAAACACAACAGGACTGATACCCTCATCATACCAATCTTCAATCATTTCAACCATAGTGGGTACCTTCAACAATTCAGCCATACGACGAGCTTTAGTCATAATAGCAAAGTGATGTTGACTATAATTGACACTGGATTCCTCCAAAGCAGCCAATTCAGACTCCATCTGTTGATATACCTTGTTGATCTTATCAGTATTGGTACCCATATCAAAACATTCAGCCATAATATGGTTGTCAGGAAAGATCTTGTCAAACATCTTTCGGGTCATACGGCTACTAACCTTATACAGATTAAATAGCTTATCGTGAATGTTAGACATAGCCTCTACAGTCTTTTGACTCTGTAGATCAATCTGAAATCCACCATATCGTCCAACATAAGCACCACTATCAGTGATAAACTGACGATAGCTAGTGAGATTGTGAAGAGTAGTAGCAAAACCAAACGCTTTCATCTCCAATGGATTAGTAGCGCTAGTAGCACTAAGCAACAATGACTTGTAACCATCCATCTTCAACTTAATAAGAAAGTCACTGTTCTTGCTAGTGGCACTCTTACACTTATGTACTTCATCTAGAATAACCAAACTATTCTTGGGGAAGTTAATAGTATAATCACTAGGACCATTATCCTTACCATCTTTAAATGATAAATGTTCAGTGTTACCCCGAATCAATTTCTCATAGTTAATCAAACAATGAGCCTTAATACCAAAATAACTCAAGACCTTGGTCCAAGCAGGTATCATAATCTTGGGACACACAATAACCACTGGACTATTAAGATTCTTAGCAATCCAAGCAGCCACATAACTCTTGCCAGTACCAGTCTCACTCTGATCACAAGCAACACCATTGATATACAAACTGTTAAGCAAATTAACAGCGTGCTCCCGTTGGGGAGGAAGTAGAAGTTCAACGTTCATTGTGTAAATAGACTATCACGACCCAAGTCAAACGTCAACACCTATTTTTAGGTATTTTCATCACCGCTGCCATCCTTAATCTTGAACGATACCGGAGCACGAGCAGCCAACACCACCTTGACCACATTGTCACACAACACCTTCACAAAGGCTACACATAGTGAATAACCCAACACAATTAATATAATAAACATAATATAATTGGGTACACTCTCTGTAACAGTCTTAAACAATACAGTCAAATCAGTATTCATCTTATTATAAATTATAGGGGATAATTCCCCATTTGTCAAGCAACAACCGCTTTCTTCTCAATCTCACTCAGTTTATCAGCGGGTATTTCACTGATAATCTGTTTACTATACTTGGGAAGTTTCTTAAAAGCAATAGCCAACTGTTTGACACTAAGAGTTCTACCCTTGTTGATTTGTTCAGCAAACGAGCTAAGAATAAAAGCATCAGTACCATTGAAACCAATACCATTATCGTGACCCGTGGTTTGAGCAGCCTGCTCATCAGCCGTTTGACGTTCCCACAACTTCACAATGGCTCGTTGAGCCCAAGCGGGATTGGTAGACAGTTGGACCTTGACGTACTCGGTAACAGCAGAGGAAATCTTCATCGTGGAAACAGTATAGACCAGCCTGGGTCAAAGTCAACGGATATTTGCACTTTTCTTCAACTTTCTGCGTTATCGTTAAAGATTCAGAATATCCCCTGGTACCCTACCCTGGCTACTTTCAGCCGATCTGAAACCTACTGTACCAGATCAGCCAGGAAAGTCAACATCTTTTTCGAGGGTTTTAGAGGATCACCCACAACCTTTCTTATTTATAAACAGTTACTTACAAATCTCTGGGGTCAAATCACTCCATCCACCCTTATAGGTACTACGATACATCCACTTACCATCTTCAAACAAATACTGATAATCAACACCACTACCAAAGTGCTCATACTCACCCAGATCTTCAAAAGTCCTACTATCAGATCCACCATCACCACGATCCCTTCCATAAGCAACACACACTCCCTTTTGAGGATTATTAAAAGAGTGTGGTTCAGTAGGATTCATATTCTCAGAAAGAATACTCAAATCACCCAGATTCATCAAACCATTCACAATATCATCATTATTGTAGTGATTCAACAACATCTTACCAACAAACTCAGGATATCCACCCCAATGAACATAGATAGCGGTAATAGACTTATCTAGATTGACAATACCAATATTAGAACGAGTAGCCATATGTTTTATTTAATTACAGAACCAGTTTATCAGCTTTTTCTAAAATGTCAACCACTTTTTTTGATTACTTAACCAACCAGATTCTTCCAGTCTTTGATGATAGCATTGTATACCTCCACACAATAATCATCGGGGTAATCTTCAAATATATCCACACCCCTCTTATTTAACATCTCAAAATTCACAAATTCACCCTTACTGTCCACATACACATAAACAGTAAACGATTCATCACTATACTTCACAGCAAACTTGTGACGAACCAATGGTTCACAACCTTTGTTTTTGATCTTCATCGTGTAAATAGAATATCAGCTTTTTAGAAAATGTCAACCACTTTTTTTAATTACTCTACCACCTCAGACCATTTGAAACTATTCACACACCATCCAGTAATATTGCTAATAGCATCAACGATATCATACTCAATATCATCACTATCACCATCAATGTCAAACACTAACTCAGTAGGAAGATCCATATCCAAATATTCTTCCTCATTGTCAGTAGTGTCATAAACAATGTTGGTAACCTTAATAGTCATATTAAAATCAATCATATTATTGTTATTTACTCAAAATGGTACTCAACACCACATCACTATATTCAGTCACTTCCCATTGAGTACCAAACTTGTCAAGTTCATCCATAAGAATCCCCAATTGCACAAGCTTATGACTACTAGCAATCAAACTTTTGTTGCCGTTAACACAAACAAACAATTTATACTTCATATAGTTATTTATTCACCAGCCATAAACAATATCGAATGTCGCAATTTCTTGTGTGCAGATTGCGATATTTCTAACTTATCTTTCCAGTAATCCACATAATATTACTTAGCTCCCAACGTATTAGGATAAGTCACTGCCAATTGTACCGCCTCCATAGCATCATTCATATCCCACGTGTGATACAAAAACCTGGCTTTATCACCAACACCAACATAACTACGCCAGGCATTACGATCACTCTTAGTATCAGTAGGTTTGTAGATAAACCCAACAATCTCACCATTAATCGTACCACTGTACAAATTGGGAAGACTCTGGTTCTGAACTCGTTTGAACGTGACGTTTTTCATTGTGGAAATAGGTTATCAGGTTTTTTTAACTTGTCAAGCCCCAATCAGACTTTCCATCCGACAATATTCAACTTCACCCTCAACCGGCTCCCAGTAGAGATCCCGCTCAATCCGCATCCCAAACGGTCCACGGACAGCCTCCAGTCCCTCCACAGACTCAATGCCACCCCATTCCACGCAACCCATACCCAGATCGGCATACCCATACAGGATACCGTCCTCAATCCCAGTGAGGAGCCAGGTAGCCCGTCCCCACGGCGTAAACAGCTTGCAGATAGGCTTGGTACCAGCATATCCAGCACGGTTGAGTTTCTCAGTCAGTTCCTTGGTCAACAGCTTCATCGTTCAAATATCCTATCAGGTTTCTTCAGAAGGTCAACAGCTTTTTTTAATTATTCACCTCCACCAGCTTACCCTCGGTCAGCTGGTAGTTGACCGCATCCTCACTCTCGCTGGCCCTAACGTCATCGACCAACCACCACCGCATCCGAGTCTGCATTGCACTCTCAAATGCCTCGGTCTGAGTCGCAAACCGCAACCCGTTGGTGGACCACTTACCCTCGACCAGCACTTCCGGCTTCCAAGATTTATTGTTCATCGTGGACAATAGTCTACCAGAGATCCTGGTTCCGTCAAGCCCCAATCTTTTTTTAAAAAGGTGTTGACCTGGCCGCCAGGTCTGGTAGACTATCTGTACATTAAGACATACGACAGTGTGAGGCCGACCGCAGGGCGCCGAGAGTTGGGGACCAGAGGCTGCGCAGATTACGTTAACGATAACTTGTTATATTTATAAACATCTTCGCACATTTTTATAAACACGTTATCTTCCATATAATGTCTTGCGTTATTAACTTCTTTAACCGTTAATCTTATATTTGATCTATCTGTCTTACCACCTAGACACAATGGAATAATGTGATCGGGAGAAATATTTGTAGCGGTCAATCTTCTTCCAGATAGAGCACATAAACACTTTTGTTTCTTAGCAATTCGCCATAAATCAAATTTGGTTATCGTGGATGAATTATCTTTCTTTTTTAGTGATTTAACCAATCTCACAAAGCACCGAGTATCTCTATATTTTTTCTGTCTCTTTTTTCGTTGATCCCGATATGTAGGATCATCTTTTAATTTATAATATCTTTCACTCCATTTTTGTTTTTGTTGTAATGTATTCATAGTCATTTAATAAATAGAGTGTAGGACGGAAGAACCTACACTTTTTTTCACTTTTTCCTTGACTTTATGGTCCGCCCATGGTAAACTAAGGTACACCCCCCCTGCACCGATTACGTTAACATTAACGCACTTTTCCGAAAAAAAGTCTTGAGGTTTGACTGGCTCTCTGGTAAAGTATTTACAAGATCGGCTGGCAAAGCTAGGGTAGGGCACCAAACCCTGCGTGCGTTACGTTAACGATATCGTGATAAATTAGTGATATGTCACTGGTTTATCATTTATTGCTGTTTATCCCCCCATTGATACTATTAATAAACGTTATGTATATACATAA